GTTCTAACAGTTGAGCTATCATAATTCATATCAAAGCCTACAGGTTTTATTTTCATGTAAACTCCGGACTCTTCTATTATGTTATCCTCATCCGCTGGGTCACCAATAAAATCTTTATCTTTAGTTGAAATTTCTAATACTCTAACTTTAATCACATCTGCTACTGCACCACCTAAATCTGACTTTACAATAAGTGTGTCACCTTCTTTTACTTTACCAATATTAGCTCCTTCAAGTTTAACCCATCTAAATAATCCATCCTCATAGAATAAGTTAGTATAAATAGTTTGATAATTTCCTTTATTCTGTTTAACAACTAATTTATATCTATCAGCCCATACTGGTGGATTGTGATTTATATTAGCTACTATTTTATTCTGTGATGTAGAAAATTCTTGGTCTACATATATTGTGTTATCTTCATCTGTAAGTACTGTAGTAGTTCTACCCTCTGCATCAATGTATATGATACCAACTTCATAACTCCTATTAGTCTTTAACGAGGAGTCTACAGCTATCTCTTTATAGAATATATTTGTATTCACACCATACTGGAAACTAGCAGTTTCTAAATGTGTATTAACAGGGTTATCCACTAAATCGAATGGTGTGTCATCCACATCATAAGTTATTACTGGTGCAGTTATACTAATTGAAGTAGTTGTAGATGCACTAATAGAAAACCCAACTATATCTGTTGTCATAGTATCTACAGGCTCTGTAGCTGTATATCCAGATTCAAAAGCTGCAGTCATAAGAACCTCTACGAAATATATAAAATCTGTATCGGCTGCCAGAGCTGCTGCATCTGCAAAATCTTTGTTTAATATAAAGTCAAATGTATCTTCATAACTACCCTCATATGGAGTGTTACCCATCTCAACACTTATAGTAATTCTATTATTCTTAGATAAAGTAACACCTGTTAAATCTAAAGTTAATGTATCATCGGCTGTTAAACCATCTCCAATAATTACCGGAACTGTTAGACCTGTTAAATCTAAGTTAACTAGTGATAGTGAGTAATCTATATTTATATTATCTCCTAGTACATCTTTTAAATCCCTTTGCTCCACATAGTTACCAAAAGCTATCCTAGAACCTATTAACTCTAAAGCCTTAGCTGTCAAGGGTACATTATCAAATGTTCTAAACAACTCATCTTCTGGAAGAGCTACTAAAGATTTAGTATTTGTAAATGTAAATGATTGTATCTCATCATTTCCCCAACCTTTTTTATCCTTATTAAAAGACTCTATTATGTATAAAGTATTTGAGTTAGACTCTTTAAAGACTAGCTGTATATCAGTTACCCTTTTATCTCCAGTGTTAAAGTCTATCTTAACTGCATTGAAGGAATTCTGCATACCATTATTCTCCATTGTCTGATAATCTAAATCAAACTTTGAAGGTGTAAATTGATAGTTAGTAAATGATGATAAAGCACTGTAGCCACCATCTAGATATTTATACCTATAGGCAAATGTTAAGAACTTATTCTGTAAGCTGTTCTCTGTAGTAACAGTAGAGTAAGTAAGTGTTGCCTCTGGTGCGTACCTTGGAGGTCTCTTAATTAATGATATATCTACCTCCTCAAAAGAGTCTGCTGTATAAGTAGTCCTAGCTCTTTTAATATTTATAACCCTAGGAGGATTTAAATCATCAGTCCATATCAATAAATCCTTATCTGAATCTCCATTTATTATTTTAACTATTCCTGTTATTAAGTGATTCTTACTAAAATTTAAAACCCCATTAGGATTTGTTGATTCTAGTAGAATGTTAGTCTGGCTATTGGGTATGTCATACTCAACAACTAAATCCTTAGTGTCAGAAGCTATAAACCAATATAATTTTTGTGCAGAACCATCAGAATAAGCTCCAATAGTCTCAGCATTTGTTAAACCTAAAGATGTTAGTTTTTCATTTCCTTTAGCATTCTCTATAGCACCAACATCTGAACCTTCTGAGTTAGAAATCCTAATATTCAATGCATCTGGATACTCCCCTTTAGGGAGTAACCTTTCGTCTATATCCTGATTTAATCTACTCCCAACAAATGTGTTTTGTAAATTCATATTATTATAATATTAGTATAATTTCTCTAGCATTTACTATTGTAAACTTCTCTTTTTCTATATCAACCTCATACCCAGAATTTATAGGTACATAGATTATTCTACCTTTTTCTACTTCAGGCACACCTTCTATACCTAAAATCTTATTAATCAATTTTTTGTACCACTTCCTAGGTTCCACCTTTGAAGATTCTATCACCTCTAATCTCTTGTAGGCTTTGTCCTTAGAAGGTATTATTACATTACCTACTTTTTGAACCACTTCGTCTAAATCTTTGCAACAGATGTTGCTGTTTACCATTCTCATACTTGTTTAATTTAAGTTATTATTTATATTCCTTTTACCCATTTATTAGCACCTTTAAAGACCTGTCTTAATTCGTCAGCTCTAATTGTCTGCATCCTCTTCTTACATATCCTTCTACTATTAAACCACTCCTTTCTTGCTAGCACTTTAGCATTAGCAGGGACATTTCTACGTCTCTCTATAAGCTTAAAGTATATGAAGTTATATATAGCATCCTCAGCAAACTTATGTATACTTAAATCTGCTTCTGCCTTACCCTCACAGCCAGTGTACAAACCATCTGATATGTACTCTAATACTACTGTCTTACCAAATACTTCTGACCCAAATTTAATAAGCCCTGCATTCTTGTCTATCTGGTAGCTACCATTAGAAAAGACTGTAGAGAAATTCCTATTAGGCTGAAAGGTCTTACTATCCCCAAACTGCCAACCAAATTGGGACTCTACTAACTCAGAATTTGAGTAAGGCTCACCTGTTGAAGGGTCTGTGGGGATACCTGCACTTTGAGACTCTAAAGCACAACCATCTCCACTGAATAGTATCTCATAATCGTGAGATTGCAAGTAATCTTTTGCCATACTTATTTTATCATTAACAGCCATAGGCTTTAACAAGCCATCACTACCTACCCAAGATATCCTCACGTAATTTACAAAATCAGGAGGTAAGGTTACTGTTAAAGTAGGACTTAGCTCTAAGGCTATACCTTTAATTTCTTGTATTACATCAAAGTATAACTCCCTAAAAGCTCTCCTAGCTTGGAATAATATCTTATATCTATCTACCCCAGAAGTGAAGTCATCATCCTGCCCTGACATAATGTAGTTATTGACAATATCCTCTAAGGTTATAAATTGATAGTTACCATGAAGGTCTGTATCCCCATAGTAATCTGCTGATGGTACTGGTGTATATGGCATTATTGATTGTCTTTTAAGTTCATTTTATCTTTTAATATCTCTGCAATCTGTGTCACCTCAGCTTCTCTTAAGTTTATTCCAAATAATACTAACATCCTAAGTACTATATTAGAGAACTCAGAAGGGTGTAACTCAAAATCTTGAAATGAGGTATTAGATGGGTTAAACATCTCTTTGTTAGCCACCATAGAATAAGTCCACTTAGGTTCTAAAGGCTTTCTTATGTACCTAATATTTACATCTGTAATAGTGTTTGGGTATATCTTTAATGTTTTACCATAATTTTCATATACTGGGTATAACATAGTAGGCTTTGCCTCTGTTCTATTTAAGGTTATAATAGAATTTCTTTCAACCTCCTCAATCAGAATACCACTACTTGTAGATACTCCGTTATCCTCTATTAAGTATATATCTGTAGGTAAGGTTAATAATCCATTTACAGCAGTTATGTCGGCATTTGAGGCAAACTGAGTGATTCTTTGTCTTTGGTTAAAAGATAAGTTTGAGTACCCACTATTTGTTAAACCTCTATTTTCTTTGTTTTTATCTAGATTTTCTTCTTCAAAGTAGTATCTAAATATCTCATTCTGCACATTGTTAGCTATTAGGTTATACTCCTCTGGAGATACATAACCTTGATTCTCTTTATTAAGAATAGTTAACAAAACTTTATAAATTGTATCAATCATATTTTATATTTTAGGTGTTACAAAGATACTAAAAATTAGGAAGCAGCAAAAAACCCCACAAGTAATTGCAGGGTTTTCGTTTCTTTTTTAACTCTTGGTTAATAAGATATATTAACTTCTTCTCTTAATCTCCTCACTAACTAGCATTCCTTCCTCTGTTCCTAAGAAGTCTGCGAAGTATTCGACTAACTCTAAGCCTCTAGGTGCTGTAGCGATAATCTTATTATCCTTTACCCACACCATTGATTTATTGTTAGGTGATTTCTTAATAATAGCCTCTTTAATAGCTCTTAGTACGAAGTACTTTCTATTAACATAATCATCCTCAAAAATGGTTACATTATAGTTATCATCAGAAAAGTATAAAGGATTATTCTCTATCTCTTGGTAGATACGTCTTTTTAAAGACTGAGGAGACATCTCTGATGCAGCAGATACTGAATTTTCTAGTACTGCAACTATAGCCTCTAGCTCATAAACTCCATCATCCTCTTTTAACTTATTACGAACTGCGTTGTATAAGTCAATCTTTAAGTCTTCAATCTTTAAGTCTGCTTCTGCTTCTTTCTCATCATTTACTTCCTCAAACCATACACCATTATTCTTTACATTATCTGGGTGGTTATCTAAGAATTGTTGAGTTATTTGAGATTCTCTACCAACCTTTAAATATCCATGTGTAAAGATAATAGGCTCAACTAAAGCAAACTCAGACTGCTCCTCTGTGAATATACTTCTTTCATTAGGACAGTGTCTGATAGGTCTGCTTACACCTAACTCTTCATCAAATATTAATAAGTTCTTGTTTTTACCTGTTTTTAATAAGAAAGCTAAACCAGAACGGTCATCTGCTAAACGGTATTCTTTGTCTGTAAATTTCTTAGCTGCTATTGAGGCTGCTGCTTTTGTTTTTGCCATTGTGTTTATTATTAAATTAAAATTATTATTAGAATAAAAAGGGGATAGGATTTTAAACCTATCCCCTATTGAAATTATATTACTGTTATGCTCCTTCGAAAAGCATGAAGTTGTTTGCTCCAGTAGTACAAAGCATTCTTTCAGATAAGTGATGAACTTTCATTACATCCTCGTCATCTGTGTAAACACCTCCAACAGTACCTGTTACCCAAGTTTTGTATTTTCTGTTTTCAGCACCGGCTACACGATACTTTTGTTGTAAGAATGGTACAGTAATTTTTTCACCACCACCTTTACCGTTGTACTCTCCTTCGTAAACTTCTTTAGTTCCTACTGGAATTAAAGCTCCACGAATCTTACCTGCTGCCGCTGCTACTGCACCTAACAAAGTAGGGTCATTTAACAATTTCCAGTCAGTTTTGAAGAAGTTATAAGAACCTCTTGTGAATCCTTTGAAACCTAAGTTTACAGCCATATCTTTGCTGTTATCGAACATACCATAAGAGATACCTCCATCATAACCTGCATTTAATGCACCTAAAAGGTTATCAATTGCTAAAGATTGGTCTCTATCTACATAGAACATATAATCTTGAATCTTTCCTTGTGCATCAAAACGTTTTACAATTGAATCAACATCTGTAAGGTCTGACATAACACCTTGGAAAGTGTTACCTCTCTTACGGATAGCTTCAAATAAACCTTCTGTACCTTCGTACCCATTATCTGCTGCTACAGAACCTACCTCAGCTCTTTCTCCTAAGATTAAAGAAGTTTCTAATCTATCTTCCCATCTACGTCTTGTGTCTTTCTCAGACTCTAAGTACCATAAATAACCACCATTAGATGTTTTTACCCATCCAATTTGAGTTGCATCAGAACCATTTACTTCATACTTATCTTTCAAGATGATAGGCTTGTTATCTAAGATTGTAAAGTCAGTTTCTAGAGAACCTTGTGCTCCTGCTGTACCTTTTTTATGTTCAGAACCATCAACGAATACTGTCAAAGATGATACACCTAAAGCAGCAAAACCTGCTGATTTATAAGGTGCTACTTCAAAAGTACCTGCAGCATCATCTACTGCTATAATGATACCTCTACGTTTTACAGCACCATCAGAGATGTGAACTGTTTCATTTAAACGGAATACGTGATTTGCTTTAGTAAATACGTTTCCAGAACGAGTCACATCGTTGTACACTGTGTGTAAACGACCTTCCTCAGTCCATATTACTTTATCGGATGCGAAACCTGACTCAGCCCCTAACATATAAAGCATACCAGATACAGATTGCTTACCATAAATAGTAGCAATTTCATCATGTGTTTCTGGGGCTTCTTGGCTAGAATAGTCAAACAAAGAAATGTAGTTCGTTTTAAGAACTGTCTTTGTAGACGTTGGAGTTACTTTCGCACTTGGATTTGCGTTTAATGCCATGATTTAAAAATTTATATTTTTTGTTATTAATTACTTTTGTTTATCTTCCACCTCGGATAATTTTCATTCCTCTATTACCTAAGTAATTTTCAAGACCTTCAATCTGAGCTCCCTTCTTTTGATTTGCAATAGCTGACTCGTTAGAGACTCTATTACCTAAAGTAGTATTCTTAGCTTCTCTAATTACATCATCAGCTCCAGAATTTTTACCTTGTTCAAATGCAAGCTTAAGCATAGCATCAAAATTAGCTACTATTGCAGAATCCCTTACAATAGCTTGGTGATTCCAACTACCATCATTGTTTTTCCAATGTCTAGCAGTTTCAATAGCTTCTATCAAAGTCTTATCTGAACCTTGAGGTAATTTATAATCTAACGATACACCCTCTGCTAAGTCTAACTTAATAGACTGTAACTCGGTAGCTTTAGCTGCTATACTTTTAGAGTACTCCTTATTAAATAACTCATTCTGCTTAACTAAAGTCTTATACTGCTTTGCTAAATCTAAATCACTCTGAACTTCCGGTGTATAGCTTGTGGCATTAGGATTACCTAAATCAGAGACTAATTTAATTAACTCCTTACGACCTTTTGATGCTAACTTTTTAAGTTCTAGATTCTTAATTGCTTTATCATCACTAAAGTCATCCTCTGAGGCTATATACTTACGATTAAGTTCTAAATCAATTTCCTCTGGTGTTAACTCTGGGTACTGTAGTTGCAGAAACTCTCTTGCAACATCAGCATCAGACACTTTTGTATAATCTTTCTGGTACTTAATCCAATCCTCAATTGGTCTTCCTGTTTTTTGCCTCCACTCTGCTAAACCTTTTAAGTAAGGGTCAGAATCTAAAGTGCTAACCTCAGCGTTGATTAATTCATCAAAGCTTTTCACCTCCCTACCTAGCTTCTCGCTTAAGTATTTTAGGTGAAGCTCTTCACTAATCTCTACTGGAACTTCAGCCACCTTACCTGTACCTACTACTTCCGTTGCAGTTCTATCGGTTGCTACGTCTTTATTTAAAGAACTTTTATCCTCTTCTGTATTTACTACAGTTTCAGTTGATTTTGTTTCGTCAAACTCTCCAGTTATCTGAATATCTATTGATGTATCCTGTATTTCTGGTTGAGCACTTACTTGTTGTGATTGGCTTACTACCTCATCTGCCTTACTAGCCTCTTCTCCTACACCCTCTGTATTTTGTACTTCTGGGCTCAAGTCAATATCTGACGTGCTTGGGTTTTGTTTATAACCTCCTATTTTCATAATATTATCCTTTTATACTTTATTTAACTATTTATTGTTGCAAATATACAAAAAATTTTGTATGGTCATTTTTTAACTAACTTGAATATCTTCCATTCCAATACTACCAGATATTGAGTCTTCTGCAGATTCAAAATTCATAGCAGGCTTATTAAACTGTCTCTGTTCAACTATTTTAGATGTAGCAGAGTCCTTAGCTCTTTGTCTAGCATCCTTTCTATCATTATCGTACTTTTTATGTTGGTTAACTAAGTCTGTTTCAGCCCCTTTTAAGGTTATATTATATTGAAACTCTTTCTCCATTAGCCTCATCTTAGCCTGCTCTTCAGCACTAATTTCAGATATTCTACCCTCTGTCTTAGCTTTAATCTCAGCTAGCTTAGCCTGTATACCTGCTTGTATTTCCTGTTGTTTTCCTTGAGATGCTGCCTGAGCTGCTTTTAACTGACCTTCATTATTCTTCTCAATAACCATAAGCTCATGCTCTTTTTTCTGCTTATCTCTTTTAATCCTTCTAGTCTTTAAAAGTTGATTAGCTAGTTTAATATTAGATATTGTACGAATATCAATAGCGTCATCTAAGGTTATAGCATCCTTTGCTAAAGCAGCTTGTATATTTTGCTCTAAAAACTGCTTCTCTTGTGCGTCAGGCTTTAACTCAATTATAATACCTAAATCATGCAAGTGGTAAGATTTAAGTGCTTCTAAAGTCCTCATATTTATTTTCCCAATAGCGCTGATGTATGCCTCCTTCAAGTCAGAGTATTCAAATATATCCTTTAACCTTAAAGTTAAACCTTCACCTAATCTTTCAGTCATATTAAGTACAGAGTCTAAGATATGTCTAGTAGCTGTGTTAGAACTAGATGCTAACTGTTCTTGAACTCCTACAGCCATTTTTGGGTGTGGTGCTGAAGCATCAGCCCCTTGTGCTACACCTATAGCGTCTCTTAATAAATTTAAATAATGGTTATAAGCATTAATAAGCCTATCAAGACCATCTACTATTCCATTCTTTAACTCTCTAATAGGTTCCTTACCATAGTTGTAATCACCGGAAGCATCCTTTGAACTACCAAGAACGTTACCGGTTTCATCATAGATTTTAATTACTTCTAGAGGTGTCAAAAAGCTACCATCACCTAAAGCTATTTCAGATAATCCATCTACATCAATAAACACACCATTTGGTCTAGATTTAGCTATAAGCTGTTGGAGCTTAATATGTATCTGTTGCATCTGGTCTACATAAGGTACAATATTACCCACTAAACTTTTAGTTCTATTCTGGTATAAGTCTGGAGCATAGAATAAGTAAGTAGGTAATGTTTTATTTAAGTTACCTTTTGGTCTAATCATATTCTCACACAACCTATAATTGTATATATGTTCAGAACCTAAAATCAAAGAACCCTCATACCAAACATCTATTACCTTCTTAGCTACATCATATCCTGCATTTTCTTTATTAGATTTAGTAAAAGTGCTTTCTTTTTTAGTCATTTTAAATCCACCATTCTTAGTGTATTTCTTCTTATAAGATATAGTCTTAGTAGATTTAAATGTAAAGTGTAGGACATCTACCATAACCCCACCTAAGTCATCTTCTCTATAATTATAACTATTTCCTGTACTGTGGTATTTATTCCAAGAGGAAGTTGAATCTGCAATCTGTAATAGCTCCTCATCTGTAAATTTATCCCCTGATGTCCTCTTTAACTCATTTATAGTTATTCTTTCAACTTCACCATAATAATGAACGTCTTTGAAATTTCTATGTTTAGGGTATGAGTACACACAATCAGCAGGGTCTACCCACTCAATTAGTATACCTTTAACTGGGTCTGTGACATGCTTTATACCACCTATACCTATAGTAGCTATATCCTCTATTACCCTAGCTTGTATCTCATCAAAATCATTTAAGTCTAAAGTATATTTAATAGCTTCTTCTGCTGCAATTTCTATAGCAGGTTTATATTTTAACTTCATGAATAGCTCTAACTCTTCCTGATTATCTGGGAGACTATCTTCCAAACCATTTGGTACTACTTTAACTCCAAGTTGCTTTTCAGCCTCTTTCATTACTGGTAAAGTATCCATCATATTCTGTAGGTTCTTCTTGTACTCATCCTTTAAATCGGTAGAGAACTTATCTACTGCATCCGCTTTTATATCAAATAACCTCTCAGTCATTTGATTAGAGAGCAGCTTTACAAACTTAGGTATAATCTGAAGAGGTCTCCAATCATAATTACTATATGATTCATCATCCCCCCCTGTTATTAAGTCTTTATATAGTTTAGTGTCTTGCTCCCCTCTTGCATATAATCTTAAGTTATGATACACATCCCTTTTATCATAGAAGCTAGATGTACCATTCTCTGGTCTATGCCACCATTCATATTCGATAGCTTTTCCCATACTAAGACCATAAGCCTCTGTTATTTTTTCCTCGTCAGGGGCTAGTGGGTTAGGATAAGATTGTTTAGTTAATAATTTCTTATTTTGCATAATTACTAATTTTATGTATTATATGTGTACTTATAGTACCCCTGTTATTATATTTTTTAAGTAAAGATTTTACGTGTTTTCTTTGTGGTATATCCCTTTTACCTTTATACCTCTCAGTATGACAAGCCATTATAGCTAACCCACTAGATATTGTGGCATCATACTCAGTCCTTTTGTCTGGATTAAATGCTAACCAATCCTTTAATGTTTCCTGAAAAGGCATATCTCCCATCTCTCCAATAGGTCTTACCATCTTATCCTCATCATTATAAACTCCTACGTAGTTCTCAATCCAAAGACCTATAGCATTCATATGAGAGTCAAGTATATCCTTACTAGACATTACCTGTCCACCATACTCCTTCTCATTAGAGTTTAGCTTACTCTTAGGTCTATCTAACCTATCCATAGCGAATCCTCTATAACCTCTATTCCTCATATGACGTAATAAGTCTATTCTATTAGACTCAACTAGTATAGGGGCTCCGTAGAATCTTATACACATGATAACATCTTCAAAGAATACTGTCTCATCAGCAGGTCTGGCTAAATACTCTAATACAAACTTATTAGATGGAGCTCCACCTTCCGGATTAATTATAGTCTTACCATGTAAACCCCCTTTTGAACCTTTACCATGCGTAGACTTTAATGAAAAAGGGTCACAACCAAATCTAACACACTCTAAGTTAAGTGGGTAGAACTTATCTCCTACCCTTTTAACGTTATTCCTTAGATGCTCAGTATTATCAAACTTTGATGGCATCCAAGATATCTTAAACCTACCTTTCTCATCTGGATAGAACTCTACATCTGAATCAGGTATATTATCCTTCCATCTAAAGTTACCTACAGTATATAATGACTCATTTGGTGTAACGTCATTATTATCTATCTGTTCATATAGTTTATTAATGTTAAATACACACTGAGAGTCTTCATCTCTTAACGCATGCTCTAGAGTCCTTGGATAAGTCCTTAACTGCTCATTAAGAGCTTTATCAGACTGACTCTTCTTCTGCTCTTCTACAGCTAATAGGTACTCTATAGAACCTATCTTTATAACACTCCCACTTACGTTATATACTACTCCTTTTGGTTTCTCTGTATGACAGTATCCATATTTATCAGTGTACTCTTCCATATTCTCTTGTGCAGGCAAGAAGTACATGTAAAGACCTGTTGAAGTCTTCTGAGTGATATTATTTCTATCTTTCACCATAGACCCTTGAATAAGTTCTACGTACTGGTCACCACCTTTTGCTCTAGCTCCCATTGTTGAACCTATAAATGCTTTTCCTACTACCTTACCATTTGGCATCATAGTAGGTGCCACCATACCTAAGTGTGTAATATAATCATGTGGTTTTACCCATTTTGCTGCCTCATCTCCTAGATAGCCATCTAGCTTAACAGAGTCATAAGAATCATTCTTAGTAGGTCTATGGTCTATGTTAGTGTTTAAGTAATCCTTAACACCTGTGTCACGAGCCTTCTTAGCTTCTTTAGAATTATTTGAAGGCTTACCAAAGAATAACTCATTAGGGCTATCCTCTTTACCCCTAACTACAGGTCTAAAATAAAAAGGTAATGATAAGAACATATAAGAGAACTTATCAAAAGCTTCTTGAACGTCATCCCCAGACTTAGAGGTCATACCATACTTACCATTGGCTGTAACTGTAGATTGATTTAACAGTACTGCTAATACAGCATATGTAAACCCTGTACGTCTAGATTTCACAAATAACTGACCTAGACATCTTTTATCTACTATACACGCTTGTAGATGATAGAACATATTTAACTGAGCATACCTAAAATCCATGTACCCACCGTTGTCTAACATTAGGCACCACTGTAGTGCAAAGTAATGATGACCTGTTAGGTATACAGCCTCTCCATTATTATAGAACCAGACTCCCTCTCTTCTTCTTCTATACTCTTCAGATATATAAGAATCCCAAAGCTCTACGTTATCAGGATTAATATTCTCATTTACTTCTTGTCTTCTCCAGTACTGCTCTTCTTTCTTTAAATCATGGAATAAAATCTTTGTCTTATCCTCTGGCTCTTTTGGTAAGGTTATGTGTAAATCCTGTAATACTACTGTCTTACCCTGTGTGGAGTGTGGACATATATTAACTCCATCTGTCTCCTCATTATACCAATTTTTAAAGAAGTTGTTTATATGGTACTTCCTGTCCTTTGCAAACTTTTCCGGATACCCTAATCTAAATTCTTTATCTGTTAAATCTAAATTACCTTCATCCCTCTTAGCTCTTAAATCTACTAAGGATTTATTTAAATCCATAACAGCTCCTACTATAAAGCTTTTAGCTGATATAGCTTGGTTATGCCTTTCAGCATCTAATGTGTCGTAATCTATCTTCTGTCTAAGAGCATGTCTTAGCGTAAGAAGAGCTTTATCCCCTGCGTTAACGACACTAGATACGTAGTTAAGCAATGTCCCTTTAGAAGGTGCATTTGGGGAGTTAGCCCATACCATTAAAATTTCCTTAGCTGAATTAAATGAGGATACCTTAGATTTCATTATAATCTGCATCTTATCTGGGTTTGTTAAGTCAAGCTCTTTAAACTTATACTCCAAACCTTCAATAATTGTATCTAACGCTAATTGTATATCTTCACTTAAACCTATCATAAGACTGCTAAAATATCTTTTGTTGACATCTTATATAGAGTTTCACCTTCTATATTAAATTCATATTCACTATAATAAGAAAAGATTATTTCATCACCTATTTTTACACCTTGTGATTCTAAATCATCGTTATTATATTTAACTATTCCCCTAAGTTTTTTCATTCCTTTGTGGCTATTGGTAGAAGTCTTAGTGATAGTGAACCTACCTACAGACTCTTCCTCAAGCTCTATTGGCTTTATAAATACAAAAGGTCTAATAGACTTCCACTCGCCACCTCTCCTATACATAAACACCTCTGTTAAAGGTATAAAGTATTTATTACCTTCAAGGTGGTAATTGCTCTGAATCTTCTTACCCTTTATTCCGTTTCTAAGCCTAAACATATTATGGTGAACTACAACCTCATCACCCTTTTTTAGTATTGTGAATATAGGGGCTTCAATAACTTTTGCTATCCTATTTATATGAGCTACACTCTCTATAGTAGAGTTAACTACTAATCCATCAACCTCATTATTATAAGCATCCTCAATTTCTACTATTATATAATTGATTGTCATTATGCAAAGGTAACGTCATTTTCTATATGTATAGGCATATCTACAATTGTTTTCCATAGTATCGTGCCAACCTTTTCATTCTCAATATAGATATTGTATCCTAACTTATCCCCCTCTACCTTCTCTAATAGAATCTGACTAATTACATACTCAGAGCCTAATAGGCTTATCACCTTACCTACTTGGTAGTGTATTGAACCATTTGGGTAGTCTTTACCCACTGATATTTTTCTAATTATCTTCATAATATTTCTTTAATTTTAATTTTATACAAAAATACAAATTATTAACACACACTTATTTTACAATAAAAAAGAGATAGCCTAACAGCTATCTCTTCTCTCACTTATTCACGCTTGTTTTAATTATTTAAAGTTCTCCTCTTTTATTTGCTAAAATTATATCTCTTTACCATTAAGAACTAAAATGTTGTTGTTACTGTACTTCTTACCCACGTATTAGTATCTATACATTCATATCTATACCCACCAACTATTCTAACTTCTCCTTTGCTCCCTGTATCTGTTGAGCTTGTTGGTGCAGTTGTTATAGATGATAATACTAATAATGTACCACTACCTCCTGTACTATAACCTTGAGCAGTTATCCATTCTCTAGTAACAGCTACTTTACCAGTAGTTTCTGCATCAATCATTGCAGTAGTTAAACTAGGTAAAGTAAATACTCCACTTCTGGTTAAATGTACTGCATCTTTAGGTGTAATTGCTGTCCATCCCGAATTTGCTGGAGTAGTAAAAGTTCCATTCCCAATTACAAATAATGGGTCTGTTCCAGAAAATGAATTACCACTACCAGTAAATGGAACATTGGCAGTACCTAATACTGTTGCACCAAAAGAATTAGTATTTCTTAAACCAATCCCTGATGTAATTCCCATTGCTGATGTACTAATATTCCCTCTACCACTTACAAATGCTGCATGAAAAGAGTTAGCTGAATTATTTCCACCAATAACAAAATCTCCAAATCCACTGGAGATATTATTCCCTTGCATTGCTACTGAATAACTATTACTAGCTGTATTACTTGAACCTGCTGTAAATGAACCCCAACCTGAACTTTTATTATCTTCACCAAATGCAACACTAGATTCACCTAATGCTCCTGCTGTTGCATCAGCATAATAAACAGTAAAATCTACTGCATTTTTACCTACAT